TATTTACAAGAAGGCAACACTTACATATTTGATCAATCTGATTCAACAAACGAAACACACAGATTAGCTTTTTCTACAACAGATAATGGAACTTGGAATGGAGGCGCTGAATATACAACAGGCGTAACTGTAACAGGAACAGCTGGAACAGACGGAAAAACACAAATCGTAGTTGCCCCAGTTAAACAAACTGGAGCACCTTATCTATTTTATTATTGTGTTAATCACAGCGGCATGGGTAATAATGCTCTGACGATTGCACCGACTTCGGGTGAAACAGAATATAATCCTCAAATAGATGATATCATTGAAGAAGCATACGAAAGAACAGGTGTAATGGGAACTAGAACTGGATATCAATTAAGATCTGCAAGACGATCTTTAAATATAATGTTTCAAGAATGGGGCAATAGAGGTGTTCATTTATGGAAAGTAAAACTAGCAAAGATTCCATTAGTAGAGGGTCAAGCAGAATATAACTTTGCGTCTGATTCTACTAATTTTCCACAAGATATAGATTCAGTATTAGAAGCGTATTACAGAAATAATTCTGATGCTACTGCACCACAAGATATTGCACTAACTAAAATAGACAGATCTGCATATTCACAAACACCAAATAAATTAGCTAAAGGTACACCTTCTCAATATTATGTAGAGAGAAAAATTAATCCAAGTATATTTTTATATACAACACCAAGTTCAAGTGTATCAAGCACAACTACGCCAAGTAATTTTCAATTTTGTTTTTATTATTTAGCTAAAATTCAAGACGCAGGCTCTTATAATCTTACATCAGATGTAGTAAATAGGTTTTATCCTTGCATGATGTCTGGACTTGCATATTATTTAAGTCAAAAATATTCACCAGATAGAAGTCAAGAATTAGAACGTAGATATGAAAGTGAATTATTAAGAGCACTTGATGCAGACAATCAAGGTACATCTACTTTCATTTCACCACAAACATTCTATGGAGATGGAGTATAATGGGTAAATACGCAGCAGGTAAATATGCATATGCAATATCTGATAGATCAGGATTAAGATTTCCTTACAATGAAATGGTTAGAGAATGGAATGGTTCTTTAGTACACACTTCAGAGTATGAAGCAAAACAACCACAATTAGAACCAAAACCAGTTGGCTCTGATCCTCAAGCTTTATTTAATCCAAGACCACAACCAGCTTCTAAAACAAGTTTAATATTATTACCTGACAATCCTTTTGAATCTATAATTTATGCTGGAACAACTTACATAAATGTTTTTTCACCTAATCATCAAAGAGCAGCAGGTTCTGTTGTAAGATTTAGAGGACCTCCTGTGGTAACAACTCCAGGTGCAGGTGGGGCAGATGAGGCAGATAGAAGAAATTTACAAGCGTTTATAAATATTCCAACATTTGATAATGTAAGTGATTTAAATAATACAAGCGGATTTACAATTACTGGATTAGGTCAAATAGATGCTGCAGGTGGTGTTCAAGGTGGAACAACATCAGATCCTGTATCTTTTCCAATAAATTATTTTTACATAACTAGCACTAGCAGTGCTACATTAGGCAATGTAAAAGGCGGCGGGCAAAACAATTCAGCTGGACCAGTAACATTAGAGGTAGTAAACGGATAATGGCATATAGTTTATCAGACTTACAAACAGATATAAGAAACTACACAGAGGTTGATAGCAATGTGCTTTCTGATTCTGTGTTATCTAGACTTATTAAAAATGCAGAATTAAAAGTTTATAGAGAAATAGATACAGATCAAAATGTACACTACGCAACATCTAGTTTAATTGTTGGTAATAGATATGTAACTATTCCTGCAGATTTAAGAGCTATCAGATATGTTCAGTTAAAAGATACTGCAGGCAATCAATATTATTTAGAACAAAGAGACACTAGTTTTATAGCAGAATATTACTCTACACCAGGAACATCCGCTGTAGATATACCTAAATACTATGCAAACTGGGATGAAGAATTTTGGGTTGTGGCCCCTACACCAGACAAAACTTATGAGATTACATTAGCCTATGATAAAGAACCTACAAGTATAACAACAGATACAGCAGGCACTTATCTATCTAATAAATATTCAGATTTACTTTTATACGGATGCTTGGTAAATACATATGGGTACTTGAAAGGACCTGTAGATATGTTACAATACTACCAAGGACAATATGAAAAGTCTTTAGAATCGTATGCGATCGAACAAATTGGTCAAAGACGCCGAGACGAATATCAAGATGGGGAAATTCGTGCTCAATTAATATCTAAACCACCATCAAGCAATAAATAAGGAGATAACACATGGCAAATATAGTACCATTCGCATTTAAAGGTGAACTAGCATCAGGAACGCATAACTTTGCATCTGGTGGTAACACTTTTAAAATAGCATTGTACACATCTAATCCATACTCAACATCAAGCACAGTATTCGACGCTACGAACGAAGTTAGTTCTGGTGGAGGTAGTAACTATCCTTCAGGAGGCAAAGAGTTAACAAGTCAAACAGTTACAGCAACAACTGCTACAACTGCAATTGATTTTGCAGACACAACTTTTGCTAGTGCAACTTTTACAGCAGCATTTGCAGCTATTTATAATACAAGTGCTTCTAATAAATTGTGTGTAGTTTTAGATTTTGGTGGTAACAAGACAGCGACAAACGGAACTTTTACAATTTCGTATCCTGATCCTTCTACACCAAGTAATGCGATTATAAGTATAACATCATAAGGAGATTAAATGGCGTTAGTAGTAAATGATAGAGTAAAAGTAACAAGTACAACTACTGGTACAGGTGCGATGGCACTTGGAGCAGCAGTAACTGGTTTTGAAACTTTTGCACAAGGTATTGGAAATAACAATACGACTTACTATTGTATATTTAATCAGGGAACAAGTGAATTTGAAGTTGGTCTAGGTACATTAGACGGATCAAGTGCGAATCTAACTAGAACTACAGTTATCTCCAGTTCTAATTCAGATGCAGCAGTTAATTTTTCTGCAGGCACTAAAGATGTATTCTGTACATTACCAGCTAGCAAATCTGTCTATTTAGACGCAACAGGAACACCAGTCGGAGCAGCAAGCAATGGTTTTGCTTTAGCGATGGCGGTGGCATTATAAGGAAAAAAGTATGGCACAAAATTTTAGAAATAATCTACAAAGAAATGTTGGAACAGGTGATACTACTTTAGTAACTGGCGGAGACTTTGATGCCGTTATAGGTATCAGATGTTGTAATGTTACAACTTCTACAATTAAAGTCAGTGTTAAAATTGCAAATAGTGGTAATGATTTTTTCATAGCTAAAGAAGTTGTAGTTCCGCCTAATTCATCTATTGAATTAATTCAAGGTGGCGCGAAGATTGTTTTAAAAAATGGCGATGTATTAGAAGCAGTTTCAGACACAGCAAGTAGTTTGGATGTAGTTACTTCATTCATCGACGAAATTAGTACGTAGGAGTAATTATGACTGCAGTAATAAATGGAATCCAATATATTGGAGGACAAACATCACCGGATGAGTTTATAAAAAATCAAGCAGCAACTATTGATGGTACACAAACTGTTGAGAACGGAGTTCTTGCAGGTCCTGTCACTATACCTGCTACGGTAACAATAACAGGGACATTAGTAATAGTTTAATGAGTAAAATACAAGTTGATGAAATAGTTAAACAAAGTGGCTCAACCCTTACATTGGGAGGTCCAGGAACTGCTGTAACTTTAGGATCTGGTGCAACTCAAACAGGTTTTGGTCGTACCGGAACTGTAGATTGGTGCACAACAGCTAAAACAAGTCCATTCACAGCAGTCAATGGCGATGGATTTTTTGTTAACACGACAAGCGGCCCAATCACAGTAACTTTACCATCTTCTCCGTCTGCTGGTGATATTGTTGCATTTGCTGATTATGCATCAACTTGGGCAACTAACAATGTCACATTATGTAGAAATTCTTCATTAGTAAATGGTGGATCTTGTAATCCAAAACTATCAGTTAAAGGTCAATCAGTAACTTTAGTATATGTTGATGGAACAAAAGGATGGAAAACAGTAACTGATTCAACTGCTAATGTTTCAGGATCACCAGATTATGTAACCGCAACTGGTGGAACAATTACAACTTCAGGAGATTTTAAAATTCATACTTTTACTGCTGATGGACCTTTTAATGTATCAGCAGCTGGTACTCCATCAGGTTCAAATAAAGTATCGTATCTAGTGGTTGCAGGTGGTGGTGGAGCTCAATGTGCAGGAGCAGGAGGTGGTGGTTTTAGAGAAGGTAAAGTTTCAGGTGATCCTTACACAGCTTCACCTTTAGTGGCTCCTGATGGTTTGTCAGTTCCAGAAGCTAATTATACAATTACAGTTGGTGCAGGTGGATCAAGACCAAGTGGTAGCTCAAATACAAATACAAATGGAGGAGTTTCAACTTTTTCAACAATAACATCAGCAGGTGGTGGTAAAGCTGGTTTTGGAACAACAGGTGTAGCAGGAGGATCAGGTGGTGGTTCTACATCAACAACAGGTGGTGCAGGAAATACACCACCAGTTTCACCACCACAAGGTAATCCAGGAGGTACTGCATCAGGCTATAGTGCAGGAGGCGGAGGAGCAACAGCTGCAGGTGGAAATTATCCTGGACCACATTTAGGTGGTACAGGTGCAACATCAAGCATAACAGCATCACCACTTGGTTTTTCAGGTGGAGGTGGAGGAGCATCACCAGGAGGTGGTAGTGTAGCAAGAGAACCAACAGGATCAGGAGGTGCTGGAATTGCAGGAGCACAACCTGCACCAGGAACACAATGTGGTGTAGCAAATAGAGGTGGTGGAGGTGGAGGAGTTTATTGTGGAACACAAGGAAATGGTGGTTCAGGAATGGTAGTAATAAGATATAAATTTCAAAATTAATTATGACAAGTAAAATTAAAGTAGATAATATAAATAAAGTTTCAGATGATTCAACAATCATCAAAAAATGTGGA